TGCTGAATCACAATAGGCCAACACGTCCGCCTTGCCTATGTTTTTTAAAAAGTTTGCAATGTCGCGGTTGGTCATTCCTTTTTTATACATTAACTCATTGATATATATTTTATCTTTTATTTTGCCGACTTCTAAAATCGCTAATTCGTCATTAGTAAATCCAAAGTCAATGCCTATCACCGTTTCGTCAAACTCTGGGAATTCAGCTAATGGAATATATTTCCAATTCGTAAAGATTTGTCGGTTTGAAAATTGTGCGCGTTGACCTTCACCATAGACGCGCCAATAATCGGGATCACGTTCTTTAATGCGTTCGATTTCTTGGACCAATTCAGACGGTAGGAATTTATTGTCTTTGTACGTTGTAATAAATAAATCGCAATCATCGCGTTCAATTACTTCATTGTAAAGCCAATGTATCGGGTCCGATGGGTTGAAGTCAATAATCATTTCGCCGACTGTTCTCATGTTTAATTGGCGGAAATCTTCAAAGTTTAATTCATTGCTTTCATTTAAAAAACAAATGTCGTGTTTGGCGCCTCGAATCTTTTGCGGATCGTCTGTTGAAATGAATTGAACCATTGAACCATTGTATCTAAATACGTTTTCCGCTTTGTTGTGTTCGCCTTTATAATACACCCCTAACTTTGTGGCAATAGAAACAAAATCACGCAATACAGAACGTTTTAACGCCGGTAATGTTTTCCGCACTATTGAGATTGTCAAAGGCTTTTTTGTGGTTGTTAGTTTATAAATTAAGTATTGACAAATGGCGTACGTTTTCCCCGAACGTGTTCCGCCTTGATGTACTTTAATTCGCGCCGTTGAATTTAATGTTTGGTAAAATTGAACGTTGCAAAATTCTTTTATTTGTCCTTTGCCGGTGTCCATTCAATGATTTTAGATTCGATGCTTCCGTCCATTTGTATTTCTTGGCGTTCAACGAATCCACGTTTTTTTCCTTTTGTTTTCAAATAAAATATTGTTGCAGTTGTATTGCCGTCTTTGATTTGTTTGTGCAATTGTGATTCGACAAAATCCAAAGTGAAGTTTTGCAACTCATCAACCTTTGATTTAAAGGCCTCATCTTTGTTGTAATATTCATAAAACGTTGAACGCGCGCAGCCTACTTTTTTACACGCCGTTGTGACAATGCCCAATGATTGTTCCAACGCTTCTAATAAATTGTTTTTAAGTATGTCTGATTTTGTTTGCATAACGCAAAGTTAAATAAATTAAAAGACATAAAAAAAACCCTTCATTTCTGAAAGGTTTTAATTAAATAATTCGTTAAGGTTGTCTTATTTGAATTATTCCAACGCGTCCGTTGTTTATACTCTTTTAAATAATTCTTCTTTATTATTCAATGTTTCGTTTGAAATAAACATCAATGCGCCGGATTTACATTCTAAAGATATACCGGTTTTTTCAACTTTATAAACTTGAAAAGAATTCCAAACTTCATTTGAATTAAAATAAAATTCAACTAAAATGTCGCCTTTGTTTACTTGATTAGAATTTTTTATGTTTAAATAAGTTTTCATATTGTTTTTGTTTTTGTTAGTTTCTTAATAAGTCTTTTAAATATTCATTCATTTTTACAACAGTCATTAACTCATTGTTATTGTCGCTCTTAAGTAAGTTGATTTTTTCTTTAGAAACTAAATCCTGAATTATTACTAATTGTTCTTTTGTTAAATTTACTTTGTACATAATTTTTAGTTTTTGTTATTGTTTGTTATTACAAATATAAAAGAATTTTTTCAATTACAACACAAAATTTAAAATATTTTTTAATTTTTTACGAAAACTTTACGAAAATTATTTACCGCACAACTCGCAAACGTCTTTGTCGTCGTCGTTTTCTTTTGGTTGTTCATCGTCAATAGGTAAATCAAAAACAGGTAAATCAACCCCCCATTCAATTAGTTGTTTTGCGTCCCATTCATTAGCTAATATATCCCAATCCCATTCACCGAAACCCGAATTGTCTTTGATTATGAATTCGCGCTTTTGCGCCTCTGTTAAACCTTTTTGAATATATATTGGAACTTCAAACAAACCCGCAGCCATACACGCTTTTAAACGCATATTGCCGCCTAATATCGTCATTGTTTCGTCAACAACAATAGGTCGAATTTCCAACATTTGCGGAAACTCTTTTATTGACTTAATAAGTTTTTTGAATTTTGCGTCTTTGATTAAACGCGGGTTGTTCGGCGTTTGTTTAATTTCCTTAACGCTGACAATTTTACGCATTTACTTTTCAGAATACCAAATAAAAGATATACCAACAATGAACAAATGTAATTCCAAACAATGTTCGTTTTGGTCTTCAACAGGTGATTCAATAACAACGTGATCCATTTTAGAATCCCAATAATTAATGCCGATTAAACAACCATAAATTGGGTAAATGATAGTATTAAAATTTATTCGCATTTCTTGAAATATTTTTTGTAAATATACAAATATATTTCCCAACACTTATTGTTGGCCTCAACCTTATTGTACGTTTGCGGCGACAATGTTTTTTTGCCGCGTTCGTCAATTTGCACACGCAAACCTTTTATTGTTGGGTGAACTGCAACCTTTATGTCGTTTTTTAAACACCATTGTAAAGCGGTGCGGTGTTCGTCTTTTGGATTTAATATTTTCGCCATAGTTAAAAAGGTAAATCGTCGGTTATTACTTCAAATTTTTTTGTTTCCAAATCAATGTCTTTGTATATGCCGCCGTTTTTAAAATCGGGCGCAATATCGAATTCGCCTAATTGTCCGTTTTCTTTTCGTTTAACCTTTTCAACATATATTTTTACAACGTCCGATTTAAACTTTGTGCGTTCGCCAATGCAACGATAAACAATCAAACCGTTATATGCTTTATTAAAAAAATCTGCTGAACCGCTAATGTCATACAATGTCGGTTTTTTATATTTTCCGTTTTCAGATTCTATTTTGCGCGGGTGCGCTACTAAAAACAAATGTGTGTTTGTCTGTTGGCAAAATTGCGTTATTTCTGACAATGCGCGCCCAATATATGAATGGTCCTTTTGCGCTGAATGGTCGAGCATATTCCACGGATCAATCACGCAAACATTTATTCCCTTTTGAAATACTAATTCTTTGAACGCGTTTAAAATGCCTTTTAACGTTAGGTTTTCTAAATCTATTTTAACCCAAAAGAAATGGTCTTGAATAAAATCTTTTGTTTGATTTAGTTGTTCGTTACTGCAATTAACCTCGTTTAATTTATTTGCAATGCGTTTGATATGGCCCTCGTATGGAAATGATTCCGGCGCAAACATAGCGCAACGCATATCGTAACGCGTCGCTAAATTGCAGCATATTTGGTCCATTACGTCGGATTTACCCGAATTAGGTATTCCTGTCACAACTGACCATTGGCCCAACTCCATTTTAAAATATGTATCTGCGTTTGGCAAACCTATTGAATAGTTTTTGACGCCGTTTTCGTTATAGTTTAAAACATTATCCCAAATGTTTTCGATATTCAACACACCTTCCAACGGAAAGTTTTTAGCCGTTTTTATGACGTTTCGCAGCGCTTCGGCACCTTTTGTTGTTAAAATCTCATTAGCGTCCTTAAAGTCGCCAAAATCAACGTATTTACAACGGTATGCACCAAAGCGTCGTGACAACTCATTGCGAAGTTCGATTCCCGGATTGTCGTTGTCGGTGCAAAGTATTATTTCCGTTTTGTCTTTGAAGTACTCAAAACAATTGTCTAAATATTCCAAACGTTGATTTCCTTTTGATGCGCCATTTGGAACGCTGCAAACTGAATAGATGCCCGCTTCATGAAGTGACAACGCGTCGATTTCACCTTCAACAATGTATATTTTTTCCATTGTTTTAATATTGTCTAAACCGTAAAATATTAATTCAGCGCCGGAAACCATTTTAAAATTCTTTTGGCCGTCACGATATTTGACATTAACCAAATTGTTTTCGCGGTAATAATTAAAATTAATTGCGCGGCGTTTGGCGTTTACTTGTGGAAAATATTCCAATGATTCGCCTATTTTCCAATGTTGAAGTGTTGGTTCTGTTATGCCTCTATTTGCAAACCATTTAATAACGCGGTCCGTTAAATTAACTTTTATTTTTTGCGGACGAATATATTCTTTTTTCTTTTCAAATTTTGTTGTCCCCGCCCAACCGCAATTGTGACAATTAAATAAACCTTTATCAATATCAACGGACAAACATTTGTCGCGTTTGTTTTTACGCGTTTGGCTGCATTGTGGACATTGTGTTTTGATTTTTCCGGTTGACTTATTGCCGACGTCAATTCCGAAATCGTGAAATGTTTTCATTATGTTTTTGTTTTCTATTGGCTAAATTAAAAATTTATTTTAAATATTAAAACATTCTTAATTGTTTTTTATGGTCTTCAATTCGTTTTATTGCAGCATCAAAATAATCTTTATCTAATTCGCACGCGGTTAAGTCATAACCTAAATTATGGCACGCAATCGCAATAGAACCGGAACCCAAATGTGTGTCCAAAATTTTATCCCCCTGTTTTGCATATTTCATTAAAAGCCATTCGTATAATTGTATTGGCTTTTGTGTAGGGTGTATTCTTTTTATGCCTCTTTCATTTGATGGCATTATAAAACCAATCCAATCAACCTTTACATTAGTAACTTTATTATTAAAACTACTCATGGCAAGTTCACAATCTGAATAATCATTGTCCGCGCCTACATTTTTAAACCAAGATATTCTACCACTTGACCATAGTAAGCCGTCAAAATAATTACAACCCCAAACTATTTGATTTTTACTAACTCTTTTAAGTTCAATAAAATATTTAACACTCGGTATTTTTTTATCCCAATCTTTTTTTTTGTATCTTTTTTTTTGACCTTTTCTTAATCCCGCGTTCATATTAACATCAATACCATAAGGCGGATCAACAATCGCTAAATCAAAATAATTGTCCGGATAACGCGCCATTAATTCCATATTGTCTTCATTTGTGATTTTCATAATGTTAAATATTTAGGTAAATAATAAAATAATTTTTCAATATTTTTAAGTTGGTTGTTTTTTATTTCGTAAGTATCTGTTTTCATTTTGAAAGTTGTTCCGTTTGAACGCGTACGGTTGACGCCTTTTTTATATAACACCGCTAATTTTAATAATTCTTTTTTGCTTAAAAACCCGCAAATGGTCAATTCATTAGATTGTTTGTTTAGTGAACAAAAAATATAAATATCGCAATCGAATTGTTTTTGATGCGCCACGAAATTATTTACAAAATAATCCTTTACGTCAACGTTTCGGCCCATTGTCTTGACGTCAATTTTAAATCCTTTGTACTGAAAATCAAAACCACCGTCAAACCCTTTTTTAAATTCGTGATCAAAACCAAATAAACGTTTGACCATTATTTCGCCCACTAATCCAACAAATTGTTGTTCTTTATTGCCGTTACCTTCAAAACGATTTCCTATGTTATTTTCGTTTAAAAACGTCCACACGTCGTTTTTTAATTGTTTCGGTATGTTATATTTTTTATTTAACATTCAAAACGTATTGTTTTAATTCCTGGAATTCATTTGTCATCATCAAACCACGAATTTGGAATTCATGAATATCACCATTTTTAGTTTTGGCGCCAATTTCTTTTTGACCGCTTGCCGGATTTCGATATACAAAAAATTCAATTAGGTTTTTAATTTTAGTAAACCCAACCGGTTTTTGTTTTGCCTTGTGCTGAACCATAAAACGGTCAATGTATTTAATTCCGTTTTTGTCTGTATTTCTTAATTTAAGAATTGATAAAAAATTGTTTTGCCAAAATTCGTCATTCCTTAATTCTTTTGAAACATTGTAAACATCGCGTAAATTATAACCATCCAAACGTTCAATTTTATCTAAACAATCCAACCATTTGTTTTTTTGTGCCTCTGTTTTAGGTCTATATTTTAAAGGAAATAATGATGCAAAATGCGAAAACGCCTTTGTTGTTTTTTCTGAATATTGGCGCTTTTTCGATTTTGTACTATTATTATTATTTATATTATTATTATTAGTTAGTATATATATATCCTTTAACTTTTCTTCAATAGGGGTATTGAAGTTTTCTTCAATAGGTATTGAAGTTTTCTTCAATAGGGGTGCAATGTAAATTCGACGTTGTTTTATTTGCTTTGTTCCACGTTCATAAATCATTTTAATTTTTATAAAACCGTTCTTTTCCAAATTAGAAATCCACTTTGAAATGCTCGTTTTTGAAACGTCATAAAGATTTGAAAAATATTCATTAGACGCGAAACAAAACCCTTTGTCGTTTGACAATGCGGTCAATTCGCCGTACATAAGTTTTTCGTTTGCTTTTAAATATTTACAATAGCGCACTGGCGCCGGGATAATAGCGAAGTAGTTTTTGTTTTCCATTCTGTCAAAAGTAAAAATGTTTTTTATAAAATCAAATTATATTTTATGTCGTCACAAAAGGAACGCAGTTCGTCGAATATCTTTTTTAACTGATCTAAAGGAATTTCGCCGTCCTCGTATTTGTACCATAGTAATTCAATTAATAAATCAAATTCAACACGCGTTGATTTACCTACATATTCATAGGTAACCGCTAAATTATCCGGCGATGATTGAGTGAAACGGATTTTTTGATTTTCCGCGTCAAAGTAAATTGTGTGATATTTCATTTTTTTGGTTGGTTGATTAATTCATTTTTAAAGTATTTGTCAATGACATTCACGCAATCGTCAAAATCATTTGTCCAATATACGGCCCAATTGCAATTTTCGAGCCATTTAAGCCACTTTTTTTGGTTGTCCGTAGGTTTGTTATATTTATATTTTAATTCGACCGCTAAACCGCTAAAAACGTTGTTTGGTGTAAATATTAATAAATCGGGGATTCCAGGCTTCGCGCCTAAATATTTCATTTTGTATTGTTCGAACTTGCTTCGTTTACCCTCATTCATTGGGTGCGTAAATATCGCGTCCGGGTATTGCATTATTAAATAATTCATAATTGCCCGTTGCAATTTATCCTCACCGCCCAAATATTTTTCGTAAGGGTTCGCCATTATATTATTGCGTTGTCTAATGTTTCAATAATGTTTCGAAGTTCTGCCTTTTCAAACGTTCCGCTTAATTCGTGTTTATACGTTTTAAATGACAATTCGAAATGGTCTTTTTTGACCTCTTTTATTTTTATTTTTATTTGCATTTTATATTCTTTTTAATTTTTTTATTTCGTTTCTTAAAATATCGTTTTCAATAACTAAATTATTATATTTATACAACATTGATTCCGGCGTTAATTTTTCAGCTTTAAAATCTGACAAAATTTGAATTTTTAAACTTTCAAACTCTGACTTAAAAAATTCGTCAAACCTCAACCAATCATTAAAATTTCTTAAACCATAAACAACCGACGCATGATCACGTCCGACGGCTTCACCGATTTTTTTAACTGATTTTTTGCTGACGTGTTTTGCAAGCCAAAAGAATGCACCCCGCGCCATAACAATATCACGTTCGCGCGTGTTTGTTGTTATGTCACATTCAAAATGTTTATTTACTTTTTTTACTAAATATTCTAATTTCATTTTTTTATTTTATAATATTAAACTACCATCATCGTGAAAATCGTTCCAAATATACCCCGAAACAATTCCGGTGTCACAATATATTTTCCAATCGGCAAACGCACGTTTCCAGGCTTTACGACCTTGCTCAATCATTTCATCGCTTAAAGTGTAAACCTCAACCGAAAACGGATAATTGGTTTCGACCGCTATAAATTTAAAGGAATCAACGCCGCACATATCCATATAAAAAGCCGCTTGTAAATGATAGCCGTATTTGTATACGTCACGACGAAACGCCATTGGTGCGTTGTCTTGACACGTTTTAACGTCTGAAATAAAGTTTTCAACGCGGTTCAAACAATCGGGACGAACGCGAACGTCCAAACCTTCGTGTTTTAAATAGTGTGATAACTCGATTTCACCTTTGCAATATTGTTGCGCCAAATCGTGATTGCGAAAGTTGTCCAATATTTTAGTGATTTTTTGGTGGTCATCAAAAGAAACTAATTTTTTACCTTCGGCCTTTTTTTGTTCAATGGCGAATTGCTCTTTGCCCGCTTTTGTTCGGCGGTCAATTTTCGGCATAACGTGAAAATCTTTGTAATACATTTCCGGTTCTAACATTGCGCAATGAACCGCAGTCCCCAACGCCATTGCTGAACTCTCAAATGGTTTTTGATTTAAAAAATGATATACCGATTTTTTATGTATTGCTTTTAAACCCGACGCGCTGATTCCTGGCGACGAATGATATTTTTCGTTTGAATCAAATTGTGCCTTCATTGTAATAATTTTTTCGCGTCAATATTACGGTCAACCAAAAATTGCCCGTTTAATTCTGAAATTGTCATTTCAAGTTTTTCGATTTTCTTTTGCATTGCATCAATCCGCAAATACAAAAAATACATTGTTTCCATGTTCATTGTTTTCATTTTTAAAATTAATAATGTAAAACTAAAAATATATTTTTAATTTACAAAACATTAACATAAAAAAAACGGCCTCATATCTGAAACCGCTTTTCGTTTTGTTTGTCATTTGGTCGATTAAAATGGCAAATCGTCGCTTGTTTCGGCGACTTGTGCCGTTTCCGGCTTAACGTATGGATCGGATAATTTAATTGAAAAGAACTTGCCTTTTGCGCCGTCCTTAACCCATGCCGCGATTTGTTGGTTCGTGCCGTCTTGCAACTTAATTGAACCCGAATAATCCGGTTGGTTTTCGCTTGTCTTGTTGGTGTTTTTAAATAAACTACCGTTTCCGTTTTTGTGTTCGTAACTCATTGTTTTTGATTTTAGATATTAAATTTATTAACTATTTGTTCTCGGTATTCTTTTTTCATTTTAAAGCCGGACAATACCTTTTCCGCTTGTTCTTTTGTAGCTTTTAACGTTGCGTTTAGTTGCGCTTCTGTTAACCACTTTCTATTGTCGTTGTCTTGATTTTTAACGGCGTTTTGAACCTCATTAGCTGACGCAATAGACGTGTCAATGCCAATGCCTAAATAACCCAATGCGCGGCCCAATGCTGACGTGAAACCGTTTTCAACAAACGACGTTTTGTTTATATAGGACGAATCGCGATATTCTTGCGAATGCGCTGACGCCATTTCAACGCCTTTTGTATCGCAAATTGTTACTTTGAAAATACCTTCCTTTTCGTCAATGTGGACCAACTGTTCGTTGATTTGCCAACCCTCAAATGTTGGT